TTTAGTAAATTCATACATTTCTTGAGTAGTCAAAGGAGCATTAACGATATATTCTTCATGAATAGTATCACCATTGATTACAATGTGATGATAAGTTTGTGGAATCTTTGCCATAGTATTAGTTTTACGATTAACATTTGCACGAAGTCTATATAGATATATAATGAGGTACAAAATAAAAAGTAAAAGTATTACCAACACTGTTATGGCCTTAAACAGCATTAGTAATACTACTTGCAAGATTACAGTTCAATTAATTTCACCAGATGTAAGAACTGTTAGAAGTTACATGGGTATAGCGGCTACATGGTTATGCCCTTAACCAGTATCGGCAGGAATAATAATTTAACATAATAATACATTTAATTCGGCTGATAGTTGTAGCATACCATGAGCTATATCCAGCATAGGCCATCTATCTGGAAAATTAAGACAAATTTTGTCATGAGCATTGTCTATAACTCAACAAGATTTAGCATTAACATTTCTATTGACGCCAAAACTCTTGTCAAAATCTAAAATGTTATCTATTGAGGTACAAGCTCTAAATAGATATGTATGAGGTACAATAGAAAACAAAGCCCCTACTACCACTTGGGTAATAGGAGCAATGATAACAAAGCTATTGCCAGGATTCAGTGTCAACTGTAGTAGCTACAGCATAAGCCTTGAGTTTTTCTCTGAGAACAGGAGAAAGTCTGACAGTAAAGTCAAATCCAATCTCATATCCTTCGGCTACTTTTTCATAACCGTCGTGATAAGTGACAGTCTCACCGTCTACAAGAGGAATGAGAGTGCCGTCAAATACGACATTACGAAGAAGCTCATTATACATACCGTTGCTAATACGACGAGCGGAAAGAGCCTGAACGTTGGTCACAAGACTATTGGACAGTTCTTGTGTGATACCTTTGCTACCTTCAGAAAAAGCTTTGAAAAGGACATTAGTAGAACTAATAGTCGCATCTTCATCACGCTTTGCTTTCAGGTCTTCGTAATAACCCTGGAAACCAGGTTCTTTACAAAGTACAGCAATCGCACGAGCAATACCAAACTTATAGACCGAAGTCTTAATAAGTTCGACATTACCGTCCTCTTTCTCGTTCCAATCAGGAATGTTCTGTGTAGCAGAAGTGAGAACAACATTGCCGTTGTTGTCAATTCTACCCATCAGACCCTTCACTGCGGTTACGCTTTCGGCATAACGAACATTGAACTTAGGAGCTTTGGCTTCATTGTTTTGAGTTGTTGAAGCATCAACTTTAGCATTAGGTCTACCCATAACATTAGAGTACTAATGGTTTCAGCAAGTCTTGGAGCACTGTGCTTGTCCATAGCTGTGTCTGGACAAAGAGAATGAAATTCTCTTCCGATTTCTATAAGGAGCTGTATGAGGTACAAAATGAATTTGAAGGCGGGGGCCTTCAAGAGTGCCATTACGACCAGGGGGAGTGATGGTACGAGCCTCACTTATGCATTCACTTAACATAATTTCATTACTACCTTTTTATTATTATTTTCATTAATATATTTATTATTATCTCCTTTACTTCTTTTATTTTTATTTTTATACTCACTTACCTAATTTTTATCATTATTACTTTCATTAACATCTTTATTACTATTTTTATTATTTCTTTTATTAAAACCTTTATTATCACTTTTATCTTTTTATTGTTTTTAATATTGCTACTACTTTTATTACTTATTTAATTGTTTTTATCATTTATAATTGCACCCGGGGCTATTCAATCTTAATTATTACTCCCAGGGGTCATTATATAAAAATAGCCTGCTCATTCACGAACAGGCTTATTAATTTAATTTGTATATTGATTATAATTATTATTACTATAATTTAAATCTGCATTATAGCTAAAATCTTTTGGATATAAATCTGAGTTATACATAATTTAAATATTTATAAATGCGACTTGTTCATAACAATCTTTATTATATTCTTTAGGTATAGGAACAGTTTTTGTATCATTTCTTGTATCTACAATGTATTCAAATTGATTGCAATCATAAGGACATTTGATACATTTATTACAAGGAGTATAAATAAGTTTATGTAAATCAATATCTGCCATAATATTAATTATATGTTTATCAGCAATACCCCTTTAGAAGAATGATATGCCTTTGCCCACTATTAGTCTTTGTTTGATTACTAAGTTTATCATTAGTTTTATGGAGTTAAATATACAATCCTGTGAGATTTTCTATTATTAAGATAATAAATATGGGCGATAGTATTAATACCGCCCACAATTATTGATTAATAAAGTTTTTCAGTTGCAATAAATTTAGAAAGTTTATTAAGTCTTTCCATTGCTTCTTTCATACCATGACCGTCCCATTTCCAAGATTGTTTAACAACAGGACAATTAAACATATCCCAATATTCAAGTTTGTAATGATTACTAATTTGGCCCCAAGGAGTATTAATCATAACTATAAACCAGCTACCGCCATAGCAAGGTTCACCACCAAAATGTTTCTTAGATTTGCAAACTTTAATATCTTTAAATGTAACAGGACTTTCTTTAATTAATTTAACCAAACTATTAATGAAAATAGCATTATAGCAAAGTCTATAATAGTAAAGTTCTTCAAAAGTATGATAGCCATCAAAAACATCACCATTAGGAAATATTTTAATATATTTATCAACTTTATTTGTATAATCACAATAAATATTTACATCAAAATATCTTTTTGCAGGATGCTCAATATTAGGAACATATTTAGTTTTTATACCAAATAAAGGAATTATACTGTTTTCATCTCTTGTATCTTTATGTTCTTTTTCACAAATATCTACACCTTTTAAAGGATTAACACCTTTAAGCATCATATCATTAGAATCCCATTGAACAGTAAGGTCATCATTATAATGATGTTTTTCTCGTTCACTAAGTTCACCATGAACATAGCCTTTATCAAAAGCTTTCTTTTTAGTAACAAAATAAGTTACTATAACTGCTACAATTAAAAGTAGCGAAAGTAATAGATAATACATAGGTTTAATAATTTAATGGTTGATTTTATAATAATAAGTGGATATACTTTAAAAAAGGGTAATACCATTTTGACCAAAACCGTACCAATAAGTTAAACATAATATACCGGTATTACCCTTATGATTTAAAAATACTTGTGATTTTCTTTTGTTCCAAAAAGTTTATTTTCGTCAGTTTTAACTTTATGATTTCTTCTTTCAACTAAAATACCACAACATTCTGGAATAGGTATTGCTTTTTTAGTATCATCATAAAAAGGTTTTTTATACTTGTTAGGAACAAAATCTATATGTATTTCTTTAAGTTTTATAGATATATTATTTGTCATCGCTTTGTACTGAATTAAATTCAAATTTACCATCTTGATGTTTATACTTATCAACCCGATAGTTTATTTCTTCAATTTTTTTAGCTATTTCCTCAGAATTAAATTGTTGTCTAAGTTTATTTCTTTTATCAATTATAAAATTACCAGACTCATTATAACAGCCTTTATAATCACCATATATTTCTTTATACTTTTCTGCAAAACCTTTAAGGTTACCTTTGAATATAATATTATGATTAATTACATAAGTAGATTTTTGATTGGTTCTTACCATAAAACCATAATCTTGAAGCATATTAACAACAGTAGTCCAATATCGAGCAGGTTTACCATTTCTACTATAAAGAGCAGAAGATATTTCTTTAGTAATCTTTATTATATTAGTATTAGGCTCAAGCATATAAGCTATTTGCATAGCCATAGAATAAGCAGACTTAGGAAGGTCACGAAGCATTAAAGCCCAAAGTTTAGTATCTACAACAAGATAATCTGTAGGATATTTATCATAATCTATTTCAGGAAAATTATCATAGTTGTCTTTAAATTCAAAAGGACTTACAGCAATATTATAGTTATAAAGTTTTTTAGTTTCAGTATAATTATTTTTAACTCTAATAAAAAAACCATTTTTAAGTTTGACCATAGCAATACATTCTTCTAAAGGGGGTGTAAGATTATCTCCAGCAACATTAACCCTGGTGCTATTGATATTGACAAATATAATATTAAATTTGTTAATTCGCAATTTTTAGAGTACATTTGTGTAAATAATAGTACAAAATGTTAGTGGTATTCTTATGGCTCATTTAAAGTTTGATACAAGGGAAACTGATATAATGTTTGTTGATAAAGCTAACAAGCATTATGCTGAAAAAGATGATGTTATTAAATTTATTCTTGCTGCTGATAAAGGCGATACTAAAAGATTTAAAATTGCTTCTTTTATTGGTAAAAGTCATGGATTAAGTAAAACTAAACTTGCTGTTTATTGTATAGCGGCTGCTTATTATGATGAATATTCTTTTAGTGTTGCTTCATTAATTAATACTTATAAGAGAATTTATGGTGTTAAAGGTAGGGACGGCTCTTGGTACACGGCTATTTATAATCTTGTAGATGAGGGTATATTTGTTAAAGATAAAGATAATAAATATCTTTTAACTCCTTGGTATCGTATTCCCAAAAATTGTGAAACTGCTAAATTTATGATTGTTGAACTTGATGAAGAAGAAACTTCTTCTCCTATTACAATTTAATTATGGTTAATCTTAAAGAAGGACAAAGTGTTCCGCCAACTCAAATTAATAAACTTAAATAATTATGATTACATTAAAAAACGAAAAATTAGATAGGAAAATTAATGTTCCTACTACTATGGATGACATTACTCCAGAAGTTCTTAAAAAGCTTGCTGTAAATGTTACTCTTCCTGAAAATAGAGTTCTTATAGCTTTATGTTGGAAAGTTAATTTTGGTGATGTTTTTTTTAACAACAAAAAACAAAATGGTAATGCTTTGGTTATTCCCATGTGTGCCAAATTAAATTTAAGTGATGATGTTAAAGATTCTTATAAATTTTTGGAAATAGGTAAGAAAGTTGTTCTTACTCGTTCTGCAATTGAAATGGGTGTTCATGTTCATATTCCTAATGCTGCTTCTATGCAGAATATTGAAAAATGGGCAATGGATGCTACTCAAGCTCAATTCCCTGGTTCTAAATCTATAAACATTAATGTTCTTCCTAACGGAAGGTTTATTCTTATAGAATTTAAGATTGTTAATGCCTCTGACATTAGTGGTGTTATCGAAAGTGATATTCTTCCTGAAGACCCTTTTGTAGTAAGTGAGTAGGCCTGGTAAAATTAATAATCGAGAATTTACTTATTTACCAAATGGTTATGCTTTAGAAGTATTAAGAGAAAAAGATATCCTTGCAGATATTGATTTTAAATCGGATGATGATTTTGAGGTTTGCAAGGATATTATTTTTCATTTAGAAAATAAACTTGCAGGAGTTTTAAAAGATGGTGGCACAATTTCTTTACCATATGTAGGAAGGTTACGAAAACCTCTTGTTAAACAAGAATATTATAAAAATCGTAAACTTCTTAAAGTTGCTAAAGGTCTTATGGATGAAGAAGACTATAAACAATATAAAAAAGATGTTTATAGAGAATGTGTTGCCAAAATTTCTTCTAAAGATAAACTTAATCAACTTAGGCGTCGAATAAAGGCTCTTAATAGAAAACGATATAATGAAAAATATAAGGTATTTGGTGAACGAGGAGCTAATTTATGGGTTGAAAGTTTACTATGGATGACGCCTATTGAATTTAATCAAGAAGTTCAGGATGTTTATGATAAAATAGAAGCAAATGAAGCTAACAATAGAAAAACTAATAACCGTTGATGAAAGCGGTATGCCTAAAGCTCCAAGTGTTAGACAACTTCTTGATAAAGATGTTCTTGCTCTTTATTCTCGTGATAACACTCCAGATAAACGAAGATATCTTGGTGACTGTGGTGTTATTTATTATCTTGGAGACCCTAAAAGTCCTGTAAGGCAACAAGGACTTTCTGATTCTGAATGTTTAAAAGAAGCTATTGATAATTTTAATCTTGATGTAAATTATAAACCTGATGAATTAGTAGTTAAACTTATTCGTAGATATTATCAACAAAATATTACTAAAGCTGGTGTTACTATTGAAAACTTACAACGAGCATTACATATATCTGATTTAGCTTGTAATAAGATACTTGATTTACTTAATGCTAAAATGAGAGGAGATATTGCTGAAGGAGATATTCCTACAGTTCTTGCAAGTATTGATAGTCTTACTAAAAGAATTGAGGATATGCCAAAACTTTCTAAAGCTCTTACTCAAGCATATGAAAATCTTCGTGATGAAGAAGAAACTCAAACTGCTCGTGGTGGTACTGTTATATTAAGTTCTATGGATGCTGATGAAGATTTTTAATAATGGCTTTATATCTTAGAGTTTTTAAAGAAGGTACAAAGACTCCTGAAGAACTTAAATATGAGGAGGCTTTTATAAAACGAGCCACAAGGGCTGCTGAACATAATGCTGCTAAAGATTATAGAGGTGCAAGAAAGAAACATAAATGGTGTATATATAGAAAACACGTTCCTATTTATCAAGTTAATAAAGATACTAAAGAAATTATTGCTGAGTTTTATTCTATTAATGCTGCTGGAGCAAGTATTGAAATGTCTGCTTCAAATTTTTCTAAAGCTATGATGGATAGAACTGTTTATAAACCTGTTCTTATAAAGGGGAAATGGTTTATCAAACAAGGTCAATATAAAGGTTGGGTTGAAGGGAGAACTTATGAAGACGATTTAAAAGAAATACAATAGTTATGTTTAATGTTCGCGACACAAGATATGAAGATGTAAAACTTACATTTAAAGAAGAGGGCCATAGTTATACTGACTCTCTTGGTAATTCGTATCTTTCAGCTACAACTCTTTTACATAGATATTCTCCTGCTTTTGATAAATCTTATTGGCTTAAGAAAAAAGCTAAAGAACTTCATATTTCTGAAAAGCGTTTAGCTGGTCAATGGGATACTATTACTAAAGAGGCTTGTGAGCGCGGAACAAAAACCCATAATGGCCTTGAAGATGGTATTAAAGGCAGTTCTATGTTTAAAGAAGCTGTAAGATATATGATAAAAGATAATGGTGAAATGATTACTGTTGCTGATATTCCTAATATTCATACTAATGTTAAAGAAATGAGTGTTAATGAATTTATAGAACTTACTGAAGGCAAGTATCCTAAATTTTATGAAGTGTTTAGATATTATACTTCTAAAGGTTATAAAATTTATTCTGAAATTGGTGCATTTTTAATTGATTATTTATTATCCGGTACAATTGATGTTCTTCTTCTTAGAGAAGACCAATTTGTTATCGGGGATTGGAAAACTAATCGTGGAGGTCTTAAATTTGAGGCAGGATATTATAAAAAAGACAAAACTTCACTTCCTGCTCAAGAAACAAATATATGGGTTCCTACAAATGAAACTTTGTTGGCTCCTGTTAGTAATCTTCCTAAATGCAATGGTATGATTTATAATTTACAGCTTTCTTTATATGCTGTATTTGTAGAATATATACTTGGCATTCCTTGTGCTGGTCTTTGGCTTGGCCATATTGATTCTGATTTTGTTTTGAATGAATATGGACGACCTAAAAGATTTTCGGATGGTCTTTATCATGTTAAAAAAGACCCACATCCTCAATGTACTTTACATAAAATGCAATTTCTTCGTAATGAAATATATGCGATTCTTGCAGATAGAAAAAGAGAAGTTGAGGCATCTATTGTTACATCTAAAGGATTATTCGATGAAGAAAGTTAGTTTAGCATTGATTTTATTAATTGGTGCAATTTCCTGTAAACCTAAAACTGAAGTTGTTGACCAAAGTTATTACTATGAACAAGTAATTAATGATATGTCAGCTCAGCTTCAAACTGCTAATGATAGTATTGTTTCTTTACAAAATATTATTTCTGCTAAAGATAGTTCTTATGCTGAAACTGTAAAATTATTACATGATTGTGATAGTTCAAATACTAATCTTCGTTCTGAGTTATTTGTAGCAAATTATAAACTTGGAAGAATTAAAGAATATTGTAATATTGTTAAGAAAAACAGTAGTCAATTACAATTTCTTAGAGGTTGGATAGTTAGAGTTTTAGACGAATAATATTATGGCAGACTTTACTAAAGCTATAACCAAAGTTCTTAAAAAAGAAGGTGGTTATTCAAATAATCCAGCTGATAGAGGAGGAGAAACCTATAAAGGTATTGCTCGAAAATATCATAAATTAGAGTATCTATGGACTCTTATTGATAGATATAAAGATGAATGTGGTGGTGTTAATTCTACATTTAAGAAAAAATTGGATGCTGATAAACTTATAGATAGTGAAGTTAAAAAGATTTATAAAGCTAATTATTGGGATAAATTTAAATTAGATACTGTTTCTAATCAAAAGGTTGCTGAACAAATATTTGATGATGCTGTTAATAGAGGTGTTGGTGCTGCTTGCAAACTTTGTTGTGCTTTATTCGGACTTCCTGTTAGTAGTATTCCTTCTGCAAAACTTATTCGAATGTTAAGAACATTATGAATAGTTCAAAGATTGCATTAATTTTTTGTGTTGTTTATATTATTGTTGCTTGTATTATTGCTGGTTGTGTAAATAACAAACTTAATAAATACAAAAAACAAATAATTGAATTAACAGAAGAAATTGAACAATATAAACAAGCGGCAAACCCCTCTAAGGAAAAGATTGACTCTCTTGTTTATAACATTACTTATAGAGATTCTGTAATTTTTAATATTAGAAAGAAATATGTTGAAGAAACTGAATATATTAAAAATATGCCTGATAGTTCTGTTGTTAATATGTTCAAAGAACTTGTTTGGGCAGAACAATAATATATTTCCTTTAAAAGGGTATGCAGATAGTTTAGTTGTTATTGATATTGCTACTTTGAGAGAAGCTAATATTAAACTTCAAGAAAGATTAGCTTTTAAAGAAATTATTAATCAACAAGATACTATTATATTAAATCAAAATAATATAATTAATTCTTATAAAGAAGAAAACATTAGACTTGTATCTATAAATGAGAATATTAAAAAACAATATATTGATGTTGATAAATTAAATTCTGATTTAAGTAAAAATCTAAAAAGAACTAAAACTATTGCCTATACATTAGGTGGTATTTCTATTGCAGTAATAGGATATATAATTATAAATAGTATTGTTCATGGAAAGTAGTGGTTATCCTTTTTTAGATTATATTAATGAAGATAAATCAAAATATAAACACGCAAAAGATTGTGGTTATATTGACCCTGATGATTTATTTTTAATTGGTGAAAGTGGTGGTTTTCTTTTGAATATACAACCTGGAGTTAAATTTATTAATACCGATTTATTCAGAGAACAAGCAATTAAATATAAAAAAGATAAGGAATATACTCATTTTAAAGTAGATTCTGTACTTCATAGACAATTTCGTAAAAGAGAACAATATCGCAGGAAAAATGGTTATACAGCACCTTGCTTATTATATCCTGATGGTAGTATTCATAATGTAAGAATAACAGGAGAACATTATAATTTTCTTAATTATAATAGAATTGAACTTCTTGATGTTGATTCTATTGTTAAAGGTAATAAAAATACTGCAAAGAAAAAATATGATTTTCCTCGTTTTATCGATGCTCAATATTGGTTTTTTCATATTAGAGAGTTTGCAAGGGCTAATGGTTTCCATCTTATAATTGATAAAACTCGTCGTGGTGGATTCTCTTATAATATGGCAAGTGCTTCTGCAAATACTGTTAATAATCAAAGTAGAAAGGTTGTTATTCATGTTGCTAATGATAAAAAATATCTTACAACTACTGGAGGTTTAACAGACTTTGCTGTTAATAATCTTAAATTTTATGAAGAAGGTACTCCATTTAAAAGAGGTATATTTAGTAGTGTTAAACATGATTTCCGTTTAGGTTATAAACTTCCTTCTGGTGTAGAAGCTGATAAATCTTGGCGTTCTGCATTGATTGCTGTAAGTGCTAATAATAATCCTGATTGTGCTATTGGTAAAGATGCTGTAGAAGTGGATGTTGAAGAGGTTTCCACTATGGATAATTTTGATGCATTTATGAATGTTACAGAGCCTGCTATGAGAACTGGTGCTTATACTACTGGTTTTCTTTGTGCTTGGGGTACTGCAACTGCTGGTAATATGCAGACTTTTGAAGTTAACTTCTATAATCCTCGTGCATTTAATTTTATGCCTTTTGAAAATGTTTGGGATAGAGATGCACGAAATGAAGTGTGTGGATATTTTAAACCTTATGCCTGGGGTCTTGAAGGTGAAATCAATGGTGAGTATAGTCTTGATGCTGATGGTAATAGTAATATTCGTATAGGTTTAGCTGTTGCTCAAAAAGAGCGAATGGAAAAGAAAGAAAGTGCTAAAACTTATGCAGATTATATTAACTATCTTGGACAATATGCTTTATTTCCTGCTGAATCTTTTTCGAGTGCTACTGAAAATATTTTTAGTTCTGAAGAATTAAGTGCTTGGGAAGAAAAACTTAGAGTTGATAGTGATTTACATTTTGGTATAGATGGAGCATTTGAGGATTTACCTAATGGTGAAGTTAGATTTAAATCTAATAAAATGCTTCAAGCTGAAGGTAAGAAAACTTATGATTGGATTTTTGGTGTTCCTCGTAGAAGTAATGAAGACCCTCATGGTTGTGTTCGTATTTGGTTTTATCCAGAATATACTGAAGAATATACAAGTGAAGGTACAAAAAGATATATTCCTGCTAATACATATTCTATTACTTATGACCCTGTTGGTGTTGATAAAGATAAAAATGAAATTACAAATAAACACTCCCACAACAGTATTAAAGTTTGGATGAACCCTTGTGCTAAAAATGGATTTAAACAAAAACTTGTAGCCGCTTACTATGGTCGTCCAGATAAACTTGAAGAAGCTGATACAATTTGCTTACAACTTGCTAAGTTTTATAATTGTGTTGGAACAACTCAGGTTGAGGTTGACCGAGGAGAAACTATTAGTAATTTTAGAAAATGGAATGCTCTTAAATATCTTGCATTTGAACCTTTATTTGTTTGGGATAATTCTATTCAAGAAAAGTATTCTAAGACTTATGGTTTTGTTATAGGCGATGCTGCAAAAAAACTTAATGGTATTCGTCTATTAAAAGAATTTCTTTATGAAGAGATTGGTAAAGATGAAAATGGTAATCCTGTGAGAAATTTTCATCGTATATATGATTACCAAACAATTCTTGAATTAAAGAAATGGAATACTAAAGGAAACTTTGACCGAGTTTCTGAAATGATACTTAGAGGTATCGAATGGAAAGCATATAACTTAAATGCTGAAAATGAACTTAACAGTCGTGTTGAATTGACTGCTGAAAATATAGACAAAAACGACATACTTGAAAGAGATTGGTTTTAGATTGTTATGATTGAACTTACTTCATATGCTTTTCCTAAACAAAGAGTTCCTGGAAAAGATAAGCAAAATCCTGAATGGTATGCTAATGCTATAGATTGGATTATTGCTCAAGGACAAAATATTAATGATTCTTTTAAAGTGGAAGAACAAATGAATATTCTTAAAGGGGATATTCCTGAAAAATATTATAAAAAAGTTCTTAATCCATATAATGCTACTCAAGAAAAATATAAGCGTTTTCCTGCTGATATGCGAAATTATGATATGATTCAAGGTATTCTTAGACGATATGTTTCTGAGTATACTAAGAATCCTCATGATTTTATAGTTGGTGCTAATAATCCTGAAGTTGTTTTGGCTCGTAACGCTAAACTTCGTGAAGAAGTTACAATACTTATACAAAATGCTATTGCTAAAAGAATGATGGATAGTTATAATCAATTTATTCAACAAGGAGGAAATCCTGAAGAATTTAATCCTCAAGAACAAATTGATATTGAGGCTTTCACAAAAGAATTTCAAGAAAATTATATTGATGATATTTCTGCGCAAGGTCAAGAACTTCTTAATGTAATTCAAGATATTACTGACGACGCTTTATTATATGCTACTGCATATTTTCATTTTGTTGCTTTTGGTCGTTGTTATACATATAGTGATGTTGTTGGTGATAAATTAATTAAACGAGTTGTTCACCCTCGTGATGCTTTTCCTATTCCTAATGATTCTTTATTTGTTGAAGATTATGATATGTTTGCTGAAAGACGTAAACTTACATATCAACAAATTGTAGATGAATTTAGTGAATATCTTACTGAAAAAGAACTTGAATATTTAGATACATATTATGCTCGTCATACTTCTCACCCTACTCCTGATTTAAGTTATTCAAGATTACAATATTATCTTGGTAATATGTGTAATAAGTTTTGTGGAGAAGAAAGAGAGCAAATGGCTAAAGAACCAAATCTTTTTAGAGATTTAAATTCTGATATGTATGATGTTTGGCATGTTGTTTGGCGTGGTGAAGCAAGAGTTGCTATTGTAACTTTTGTTACTCCTAATGGTATGATTTCCCAAAGAATTGAAGATGAATATTATGAGTTAAATCCTCAACTTGGAGATATATCTATTGAGTTTGAATATAGACCTCAAGTATATGAAGGTGTTCGTATTGGTGCTCGTGCTACGGCTGTTTATCCTTATAAAGTTCGTCCAATAGCTTATGAGCGAAATGGTAAACTTCCTTATAATGGTATTACAGAATTATTACCTGGATTTGGTAAGTTCAGTATTATTGATTTGATTACTCCTTATCAAGTATTTTATAATATTGTTGCTTATCATAGAGAAATGGTTCTTGCAAAGAATAAACTTAGTATTCTTCTTATTGCAAAATCATTGCTTGGTAAAGTTCCTGAAGATACTATTTATAAGATGTTAGCTGATGGTGTTCTTTATATTGATGATAGTAATGACCAAGGTATGCTTAGAGCACAACAAGTTCGTATGCTTAATGCTTCTATTGGTGAATATATTTCTCAGCTTACACAATTACTTGCTGATGTAGAAAATACTGCAAAACTTAAAGCTGATATGACTCCTCAACGATATGGAGAAATTGCTAATTCTGCTGGTAAAGGTGTAACTGAAGAAGCTATTGTTCGTGGTTCTATGGGTTCTGTTATACTTGAGTTCCGAATGGATACTCTTCGTGAACGAGATTATAATAGAGACTTAGATTATACAAAACTTGCTTGGATTGATGGTCTTGATACTTCTTATCGTAAGAAAGATGGTTCTGTATCTTATGTAAGTCTTAATGTTAATAATCATATTTATGCTGATTATGTTGTTAAAGCTAAGAATTCTGTAATTGAAAAAGAGAAACTTGAACAACTTCGTCAATTTGCTTTTAGTGCCGCTCAAAATGGTGATTCTCAAATGGCTATTGCTGCTATTGAAGGTGATAATGTAGCTTCTATTAAAAAACTTATTAATAAGTATCAAGAAGCTAAAGAACAACATGAGATTGAATTAAAGCAATTAGACCAGCAATTAGCACAGATGCAGGAAGAGTTCAAACTTGAACAAATTGCTGCTCAAGGTGAACAAGCAAGGGCTACTGCTGAACTTGAAGGTGTTATTAAGAAAGAAATTGCTCTTATACAGGCGGATGCCAATAGACTTTCTTATCCTAATGATTTACCTCAGGAGATGAAGAATGAATCTGCTGAACGAATTGCTCAAGCTAAGAATCAACTTGAAAGAGAAAAACTCCAAGTTGAGCGTGAAAGAATAGCTGCTGATAATTATAATAAAGAA